GTTTCCCAGTCACGATCAGGGCTCGTATTAGCTGCAAGCAATTCGGTTGGCTGCCTATCAACTTCCATTACTACTTCATACACATCATCTGGTACTGGTCGTAAGGTGAACGTATTATTCCAATAAAGAATTGCTATCGGCCGCGCAGCATTGACCGCCAGATACCGAGCTTTTACGTCGGTTCCAGAAGCGGGTGCCGTAGCAAAAGTAATGCTATAGGTCCCATCGTCGTAGCTCACTGTGCTGCCTATGGCGGCCGCAGGCGGTGTACTCGGATAGGTAGCATCGGTATATAAATTTCCGGTGGCTAATGGACCCGTAGCAGTACGTATCGTTGCATCTTTAAATGATTCTGAAGTGCCGCCAGAATTATAATAACTAAATGCCACATTCATACTGGCAAGCTCAGTATTGTTGAGAGTGCCGCTAAAAGTAACCGTAGCCCCATCGCCGGTTCCGATTGTTTCATCGGTGCGATTAACGGGGTAAATATTATTAAATTGCTCTGGCGACTGAGAATAAAACGCTTTATATCCCGATACATATACGGGCTCAAAAACATTTATATATTTGTTAGGAAAATCTGTCAGCGGAAAGAATCCAGCTGGATACTGATCTACATACGGAGTGGTAAAAAAAGAAGTGCGTGTACGTAGAGTAAATGTGCGCAAATGTTCCGGAAAGTCATATACTACGAACGTATTAATATACTCATCAAGCGTAGCATCCGTCATTTGATTTTGTGACGGGGTGCGTGTTAATCGTCTTACTTTAGTACGCACCGCAGCGAGCGTAGAATCAGCCATAACAGTCTCCTAATTGATTACGGGTACCATAGCATAATTGTGCCACAGTAGGTAATCGTTTTTTAGATTACACGCTCAACTGTCACGAGCTCCTTTTCAGGAGCAACTTCATCCATATCAACAAAGTCTAAACTTTGGAACCCAAAGCGATGTACTTTTTCACCGATACGCATATGAGTGCCGCTATCATCTTGTTTATAATTATGTACTGGATACCAGCCATTCTTATTAAGATGTTTAGCTACGCCGAGTGGCACTTCGTATACTTGGCCATCAACCATGGTATACTTTTCAATCTGATCGCCTTTATGCTCTTTAAATACAAAGCTGAGCGTACCCCCCGGAACTTCATAAAACTTGAACATCCCCTTAACTTTTTCTCTATGCTTGTCGCGTTTATAATTAGCGCTTTTTTTTACGTCTTTTGATTTGATTTGCGTTTGTTTTTCCATGGTACTCCTTAAAGAGAGGAGGCCGAAGCCCCCTCTTTATGACTATTCGTTGTTAACGAGCTCAGATTTATAAGCACGCCAGTACATAACATCGTTACTAGCACCAGCTGGAGCAGATGCGCCTGCTCCAAGAAGCATGCCAATGTAACCAACGTTATCAGTAGCGTCACTCAATTGATCAACAGAGCTAGACTGCGCTTGAGCAGTATCCATACCAACCGGCATAACCATTGCTTGGCTCAACGGACTTGCAGCTTGAGCTGAAGTCGGGAACGCAAACGCAGTAAAGCCGCTTGAATCAATGTTAACCGTAATAGATTGAGTTGCCGTAGTATCATCAACAGCAGTTACTGTTCCGAGCAATCCGTCCATTTCGACCATGCCGTACTCGCTTTCAGGAACACTGAAACGTACTTTTTGACCTACTTTGTAGCCAGAAGGAACAGAAAGAGTAACAACTGCAGATGCAGCTTGAGTAATATTCAAGATAGAACGGTGTCTTGGATAATAAAGAGGATCAAATTTGACCTTGCGATAATTACCCGCAGTACCAGCTGAACCTTGAGAGTTAGCCATTGCACCCGCAAGACGGAAACTAGTATTGGCAACGATTGTATCAACAGTGAAGTCGATACCGGCCAATCCAAGAGAACCAGTAACACTATCAAGACGAACAATATCACCAGCTACCAAGTCGCCCGTATTTGCTGTAGAGACAATTGGACGAACTACATCAGTTGCTGCTGTAATTGCTACAGACGATCCGAGCGGATTAGCAGAGCTATCAACAAGAGTGAAACCGCCACTGGTAAGAGTGCCTAGATTTAGGTTATTACCACCGCCGCTCTTAAACTCGTAAATAGCCGCACCATCAGCAAGGCCACGCTGCCATATAAATTTGACACCGTCATCACCTGTGGCACCAGCATTTGTGAAGTTAATTACTTCCAAGAAATCAATATCAGACCTGATTTGCAAGGTCTTAGAGTTTCCATCAGAAGTAAATCTACCTGATTGAATTAGGTTTCCCATGAGCTTCTCCTTTACGCAAGCGTTGCACGCAAGTTGAGCACCCACAGATCATTGGTTATTCGCGGTACTTCTGCGAACTTATAACCAACGCTAGCATTCAACGCTAGTGGTCCATCGTATATAGGCGGTCGATAGATAAACTGCGCACTGTAGCCATCTTGTTCTACGCATGCATATGCTTCCATACCAACACAGAAGATATTGTACATATCGTTACCGTTATTGGATTGGTTAGCACTTACAGAACCAATAGAGGATACGAGGAAACGCAAGTTACCAATTGCACCCCATTCAGAACGAAGCGCTTGGTTCGGTGCAGGATATTGGTTCTTGTGAATGAACCCAGGAACGTTATCCAAGTCACCAGTCAATGAAGTTGAGCACAGCGCAAAGTACGCATCACGAACTGGCGCAGTACCGAACTTATCTTCACCCTCGATGTTATCCATTATGGTATATGCATCGTTACCCAAAAGAGTACGCACAACACCATCAACATCAGCACGAGTGATTTCAGTTGGTGTATCACCGTTTACACCGCCAGTACAGTTAATTGCACTCGCAGTAGAAGCAAGCATATTACGCGTAAGTTCATCTTCAGTTTGACGAAGAGAAACACCCAAACGAGCTGCTGCTTCATTAAGCACAGGATCTTGGTTTTGCAACGTAACCTGTTCATTAAGCTGAACGTAGGTTCCGTAGAAATCGATCTTAGCGTCAATGTCAACTGCAGTCAGTTGTTGAGCTGGTGGCGTTACACCAGAATTTCCCAACGGCACAAGCGCAGTATTAAGCGCATTATACCGACGCATACGAAGAGTCGTACCGCCATTACGAGGCATAGACTTCTTCATAGCAGGAATCTTATGAATCATGTTCGGTACCGGCACAGACAACAGCTTATAACTAAAGCTTTGTTGCACTGGAGCAGGTAGAACACTGGAAGTAGTTACTGCCATAGTTTTTCCTTATTGAAGAACAATAAACACCCAATCTCAGAAGAGACCGAGCTATCCAACTATGGTTTGGCGAGAACCTATACTGCCGTGACCTGGCGATGGGTCAGTACAGCCATGGGTTGACGAGACCCGATACAGTCGTGCCCTGGCGATGAGGCGATACAGCCATCTCAATTCATAACACAATAAAAAAAGGCCAGCAATATTTCTATCACTGGCCCCCAATTAAAGGAACTATGCTCACTCTAATTCATGATACGATGTACATTGCTGAATAGTACCCGCTTCAAACTGTTTTTTAGCCTCTGCACCGACTTTTTCTCGATCAAATGCATGCGAATCTGAAAGTACGTCAATTTTCACCGTTCCTATATCTGGCTGTATCGCACAAATCACTTTCATACGCTCACTTTGACCTTCAAGAGTAGTCAATACTGGGACCCCAGAAAAAAGATGCTTAGAATTCATAGAATAATGAGTAAGCCACTGATCTTTCATGGCTTTCTCGTTGATGGCAGCCAATCGTGCATGAGCTTTTGTGCTTGATCGCAAGATGGTCTTATTGCAATGATTTAGCAAAAAATATACATGCCACCATTCCCCAGCAAATAAAGGCAGCGAAAAGAATATACCAATACATAAACTAATGTTTCTTACGAGCATCGTTCATTTCCTTCAGAAGTTGTTTTTGTAGATCAGGTGTCAATCCTTGTGCAAATGCATTCGCGTGTGACAGTGGTCCACTTGGTCCTTCCTGCGGGCTCATACTCGTTACGGTGCGCGGTTTACCGCGGTTGTTCTTAATTGTCTCTTTATCGCGCTCTGATTGCTCATCAAAGATGCCCATTTTCTTGATAGCACGATATGCCACAGCGGATTGGCTATAAAGATCCTTATTGCTATAGATCATCATGGCCAAATCTGGATCTTGCTCTTTAAGTTTAGAGAGATTTTCCTGATTTACAACCCTATCAAAGTCCGGAAAATCAGTTTTCACCTTGATTTCCGTCAATGCTTCATTCACGTCACGCCATGACGGTATATCATCCGGGTCAAGCTGCTTTTTCTTAGATTTAGCCTCTAATTCAGCTAATCGAGCCATAGCTTCTTTGTTCTGTTTCTCTAGTTCTTGATTGCGCTCACGTACTTTGCGCCAATTCTCAGCAGCAAGTTCTTCTTTGCTCTTTTGCGGTGCAGCTTCAGCTTGGACTGGTGACTCTTCAACCTCTTCCTGATTGGCTACGGGCTGAGTATCAAGTTGCTGCTCTTGGGTATCGTGTGTTTCTTGGTCTGACATATCTTATTCCCTTCATCCTGCTCGTTATTTAACTTCTTACTCTTCTTAAGTAGGGTCCCATCTTCAAACTCGAGCACGTATTTGAGAAGTTCCCATTCCTCTTGTGCTATATCAAGCTTGTTTTGTTTATACATTTCACATGCATGCTTAGAT